AGAGGTTCGGTTTTTTCCGTACCTCTTTTTTTCGTATCTTGTATAATTAGTATTGGATGCCGTAAGGGTCCACAAAACACAAACTCGCTTTTAAAGGAGCTACAATAATGACTAATCTTGCAACTTCGAGGTTTAACTCTGCAGATCTTCCTGCTTTGATGGAGAGGATCAATAAGTATAGTATTGGAATGGATGAGTATTTTGATCGCATCTTTCATCTTCACGAAACGACTTCTAACTACCCTCCCTACAATCTGGTTCAAGTTAGCAATGTAGAGTCACGATTGGAACTCGCACTTGCTGGATTTAAAAAAGGAGAAGTCTATGTCTATACCCAAGATGGCAAACTCTTTATCGAAGGTAAAAAAGAAGATAAGGAGACGGACACCAGTTATGTTCATAAGGGTCTGGCTCAACGGTCATTTACACGTTCCTGGACTCTCTCTGACGACACGGAAGTTAGATCAGTTGATTTTGAGGATGGGCTTTTGACTGTTACTCTTGGTAGAATTGTTCCCGATCATCATAAGAGAAAAGACTATCTCTAAATAATTAGAAAAAATGAAATCTTTTAAAGAGTTTGAAGCAATTGCATATAAAGGAGCGGTTCCACACACCGTTCATTCTCAAGGAAAAACTAAAAAGATTCCTAAAGGAAAGGCAGTTCCTGTGAGAAGTCGTTCTAGTGCAGGTGGATTTGGTGGAGTTGGTGGTGGGTCTGCCCCTGGACCTGGTGGAGGTGCTGCTGGTGGTGCGGCAGGAAACGGTGGTGGTAATGGTGATGGGGACTAAATACCTTTGAATATCGTCGGCGCGAGGAGCACCTGGCAAAATCCAGGTTGACTCCTCTTTTTTTTATTGCTAGAATGGTAAAATCTACGGCAATAATATATGGAGAAGAAAATGATAAAGATTCTTGCGTTAATGAACAATTTTATTTTGATAAGTAAGATTGAAGAGGTAGGTGCCGATATTGGAGAACCTGACTGTAAACTAGTTAAACCTTTTGTTGTTAAATCTGATAAAACTTTAGAACCATTTTTATGTGGTTATACTAAACAGGATACATTTATGATTAGTTCGGACAAGATTATTACTCTTGCAGATCCAACGCCAACCCTTCTTGAAAAATACGAGGATTTGATTAAAGAATGAAATTTTACACCAGTGTTCAATTAATTGGGAATCAGTTTTTGGTTCGTGGAGTAGAAAATGGTAGAAGATTTGAAACAAGAGATGAGTTTTTCCCAACTCTTTATGTAAAAACTAAAAAAGACTCAAAGTATAGAACATTAAGTGGTGAAGCAGTTGAACCAGTAAAACCTGGAACAGTTAGAGATTGTCGTGATTTTTATAGTAAGTATGAAAGTGTAGATGGGTTTGAGATTTATGGAAATGATAGATACATCTATCAGTATATTTCAGAAAAATACCCAGATGATGAAATTAAATTTGACATTAGTAAAATCAAACTAGTAACTCTTGATATTGAGGTTGCTTCTGAAGGTGGATTTCCTGATGTTGAATCTGCTTCTGAAGAAATTTTAGCAATTACAATTCAAGATTATACCACCAAAAAAATAATTAGTTGGGGAGTTAAACCATTTAATAATACTCGCGGTGATGTAACATATCATCATTGTCCTTCTGAATATGAACTTCTCAATCACTTTATTAATTACTGGATGGTTGACGTTCCTGATGTGATCACTGGTTGGAATATTCAATTGTATGATGTTCCTTATATCTGTAAGAGGCTTAATCGAGTCCTTGGTGAAAAATTAATGAAACGTTTTTCTAATTGGGGACTAGTAACTGAAGGTGAAGTTTTTATTAATGGACGTAAGCATACCACATTTGATATTGGTGGGTTGACCCAACTTGACTATTTGGATCTTTATAAGAAATTTACATATAAAGTTCAAGAGTCTTATCGTCTTGATTATATTGCTGAAGTTGAACTTGGACAGAAAAAATTAGATCACTCTGAGTTTGATACCTTCAAGGATTTTTATACTAAGGGGTGGCAGAAATTTATTGAATATAATATTGTTGACGTGGAACTTGTTGACCGTCTGGAAGACAAAATGAAGTTGATTGAACTTGCTTTAACAATGGCATATGACGCTAAGGTGAATTATGCTGATGTTTTCTATCAGGTTCGTATGTGGGATAATATAATCTATACATATCTTAAAAAGAGAAATATTGTTATCCCACCAAAGAATAGAACGCAAAAGGATGAAAAATACGCGGGTGCTTACGTTAAAGAACCTATTCCTGGAATGTACGATTGGGTTGTATCTTTTGACCTCAACTCTCTATACCCTCACCTTATTATGCAATACAACATATCGCCAGAAACTCTTTTGGAAGAAAGGCATCCAACCGTAAATGTGGATAAAATTTTAAATCAAAATTTAAATTTTGAGATGTATAAGGACTATGCAGTATGTGCCAATGGTGCTATGTATCGCAAAGACGTTCGTGGTTTTCTTCCAGAACTAATGGAGAAGATTTACAACGAACGTGTTATCTTCAAAAAGAAAATGCTTGTGGCAGAGCAAGAGTATGAGAAGACTAAGGATAAAGAATTAGTCAAAGAGATTGCCCGCTGTAATAACATTCAGATGGCGCGTAAGATTCAACTTAACTCTGCTTATGGTGCTATTGGCAACCAATATTTCCGTTATTACAAACTAGCAAACGCTGAGGCAATCACTCTTTCTGGTCAAGTGTCTATTCAGTGGATTATGAATAAGATGAATTCTTATTTAAATAAAGTTCTTAAAACGGATGAGGTTGACTATGTTATTGCTTCTGATACTGACTCTTTGTATATTAATATGGGTCCTCTGGTTGAAACTATATTCAAGGGAAGAGAAAAAACTCCTGAGAGCATTGTTTCGTTCCTTGATAAGATCTGTTCGATGGAACTTGAGAAGTATATTGAAAGTTCTTACCAAGAATTGGCTGACTATGTAAATGCCTATGATCAGAAGATGATTATGAAGCGTGAATGTATTGCTGAGCGTGGTATTTGGACTGCGAAGAAGCGATATATTCTAAGTGTTTGGGATAGTGAAGGAGTTCGTTATGAACAACCTAAACTAAAAATCAAGGGTATTGAAGCAATTAAATCTTCTACTCCTTCACCTTGCCGTAAGATGTTAAAGGATGCTTTTAATATTATGATGAGTGGGAGCGAGGACAATATGATTAATTTTATCGAAGAATGTAGATGTAAGTTTAAAAATCTATCACCTGAAGAAATTTCATTTCCTCGTTCAGCATCTGATGTTCAGAAGTATTCATCCCCATCCAATGTTTATATCAAAGGAACTCCAATTCATGTTAGAGGAGCACTTCTTTTTAATCACTATATAAAACAAAATAAACTAACAGGAAAATATTCTTTAATTCAAAATGGTGAAAAGATTAAGTTTGTTTATCTTAAAAAACCCAATATCATTCATGAAAATGTAATTTCCTTTATCCAAGATTTCCCAAGAGAGATTAATCTTGACAAATATATAGATTATGAATTACAATTTGAAAAAGCGTTTTTAGAGCCACTTAAAATCATCCTTGATGTAGTTGGGTGGAATGTAGAAAAAACTGTAAACCTTGATTCCTTTTTTGTGTGATGGATTTTTTAAAAGATATTGTAAAAGAAATTGGTGATGATTACACCAAACTAGCATCAGATATTGACGAAACAGAAACTTATGTGGACACGGGTAGTTACGTTTTTAACGCACTGGTTTCAGGTAGCATATTTGGTGGTGTATCTGGCAATAAGATTACTGCTATTGCTGGAGAGTCTAGTACTGGAAAAACTTTCTTCAGTCTCGCCGTTGTTAAGAATTTTCTTGATAATAACTCCGATGGTTATTGTCTCTACTTTGATACTGAAGCTGCCATTACCAAGTCTCTCTTGGAGAGTCGCGGCATCGACACATCAAGGTTTGTTGTGGTTAATGTTGTCACCGTAGAAGAGTTTCGAACTAAGGCACTTAAGGCAGTTGACCTTTATATGAAAAAACCTGAAGGAGAACGTAGTCCTTGCATGTTTGTGCTAGACTCTTTGGGTATGCTTTCTACCAGTAAAGAAATCACTGATGCCTTAAATGAAAAAGAAGTTCGTGATATGACTAAATCGCAACTTATCAAAGGCGCTTTCCGAATGCTCACACTTAAATTAGGACAAGCAAATGTTCCCCTCATTGTCACA